AGCCCCGGAACCCGCCGGCGAACGGCCGGCGCCGGCCGGAGCTCGTCGAGTTCGTGCCGCCGCGGATCGAAACGCCGCGCCCGTCGGACGTGACCGGCTCGTACGGGCCTGAGGCTCGCGGCTGGATCCGGAAATACCTGGGGAACGAGCTCCGTCCCTGGCAGGCGTACGCGCTCGATCGCGTGCTCGAACACCGCGTCGACGGGTCGCTGCGATGGCGGCGGGTGATCGTGACTGTCAGCCGTCAGTCCGGGAAATCCGTGCTCGCCCGCGGTCTGTGCGGCTGGCGGCTGGGCGCCGGCGACGTGTTCGGCGAGCCGCAGACGATCCTGCACGTCGCGAACCTGACGTCGACGGCCCGGATGATCTGGAAGGACGCGGCGCTCGCCCTGGAAGAGTCGGCCGGCGCCCGGGTGCGGCGGGCGAACGGGCAGGAAGCGATCGAGCTCGCCGACGGGAGCTCGTGGCGGCTCGCCGCGTCGAACCTCGACGGCGGCGTCGGCTGGTCGGTTTCGCTCGCGTTCGTCGACGAGGCGTGGCGGGCGTCGCGGGACGTCGTCGACGGGGCGATAGCGCCGACGATGCTCGAACGCGAGTCGCCGCAGATGGCGCTCGTGTCGACGGCCGGCGACGGCGGCTCGACGCTGCTCGCGGAGGATCGGACGGCGGCGCTCGAACAGGCGAGCTCGCCCGACGACGCGCGGATCCTGATCCTCGAATGGTCGGCCCCCCAGGAAGCCGACATCGCCGACAGGGACGCGTGGCGGCTCGCGTCGCCGCACTGGTCGGCCGGCCGTGTGGAAGCGCTGGAACACGCGTTCGCGACCGCGAGCGAGAACGTCTGGCGGATCCAGTACCTGAACCAGTGGGTACGTTCGGCCCGATCCTGGCTTTCGTCGTCTGTATGGCGCTCCGGTGAGCGCACAGAGCTCGTCTGGCCTACTACCCCGGCCGGCACGGTCGCGATCGAGTCGCACCTGTCCGGCTACCCGTACGGAATGGTTCACGCGCTCGCCGACGAGCTCGGCGACGTCCGTGTCCGTGCCGCCGTGTTCCGCACCCGCCGCGAGCTCTGGGCTGAGCTCGACGAGCTCGCGAAGCGCCGGCGCGGTCTGACGCTGCTGCATTCGCCGGCGTTCGTCGGCCACATTCCCGGGACGCTCCGCGGCGTGCGCGCGGTCAAGGTCGGAATGGCTGAGCAGTATTCCGCCTACGGGCCGACGGTCGCGGCGGCGACGGAAGGACGGATCCTGCACGAGCCCGATCGCGAGCTCGACGAACAGGTGCTCAGCGCCGCGACGATCAGCATTCCCGATCGTGGTACGGCGCTGAGCTCCCGTGATTCGTCCGGGCCGATCTTTCTGACCCGGGCGATGGTCTGGGCGGTCGGCCACGAGCTCCGTCCGGAAGCGCGACGCCGGCCGCTCGTCGTCGCGTCCGTCGCCTAGGGTTCCTCGTAGAGCTGTACGAGCACGGTTCGTTTCTGCTTTGTCCAGAGCCGATACCACGGCGGGTGAGCGGCCGGATCGATCCCGGCCGCTCGCAGTTCCTCCGCGGGAATGTATAACCAACAGCCGCGTTCACGGCCGCGCCGGACGCTCGCCCGCCGCCTAGCTTGGTCGTACACCGGCCCCGGCCCCCAGCGTCAGAGCGACCGCGACGAGCGCGTGGGCGGTCGCGAGCGTCGCCGTCCATTCGAGGTTGCGGTTCGCGCGCGAGTATCCGCCGCCGACGGCCATTTGCAGCCGCTCGTCGGCGGTCATCTCGTCGAGCCGCTGTTCGAGCGCGGCGATCCCGTCGAGCAGTTCCGCCGCCCGGGTCGCGTGGTACTCCGGAAGGTGGTTCGGCGCGCTCATTCCGACTCCAGCATCCGCGGCGCTTTCCGGGACGCGAGCGGCCCGTCCGGGTACGGCCGCTCGCCGGCGATCGTGATCTGCCGCACGGTTTCGACCGACAGTTCCGCGGCGTCGGCGATCGTCCGAAGCGAGCTCCCGTCGCGACGCGCGGCGCAGATCGCCGCGGCGAGCTCGACGTCGGCCGCGTTGTACGCGATCCGGGCGATCTGCACCTGTTGGATCGCGTCGACGTCCGGGCCGGCGAGCGGCCGGTGCCGAACCTCGACGGGCTCGTGCGGATTGTTCCGCTCGTCGCGCACCGCCCCTTCCAGAACGTCGGCGACGATCGCCGCGTCCGTGTGATCGGTCGCATCGGTGTCGACCGTGAACCGCCAATCAGGCATGGCTGACTCTCCTGTTCTCCGGGTTTCCCGCATCCATGCGAGCCCGGTGTCGAGATAGGTTTTCCGGAACCGCGCCCATTTCGACCCGTCGAACGAGTCGGCGATCCCGCCGGCGACGATCAGGTCGAACCGCCGCCGCGTGTTCACCCGTCCCCAGTGGACGAGTTTCCCGTGCTCCCGGGCCGCGGTCGCGACCGCGAGCGCCGCCTGGGATTCCTTCCATTCCGTCGACCCGCCGATGAATACGGCGGCGATCCTGTCCCACTGCACGCGATCGAGCTCGTGTTCGAGCCCGTCCTGGGCGACGAGCGCCGCCGGCAGACCGCGCGATTCGAGCTCGCCGATCCACTGGTCGAACAGCCCCAGCGTCTGCTCGACGTCGCCGACGACGTCGGGAACCGTCACCCACAAACAGCCGTCGAGCCCCTGGATCCTGTCCAGCATCCGAACGTACGCGACCGCGTCGAGCCCCTGGAAACAGTCGTTATCCGCCGCCCACGGGATTCCCGCCGCGGCGGTTTTCTCGATCGAGCTCGTATGCCTGGGCTGGATCAGCCGGCCCAGGTTCGGGTGCGTCTGCCCGTCGAACTGATGCGTCAACAGGGACGGATGGGCGGTCGTAACCAGCAGGAGCGAGCCGCGCGCGTCGAGCGACGGGCTCGTGGTCTGCGTCTGAATCGTGGTCTGCATTCTGGGTTTCTCCTGTTCTGTCGGGTTCGCTCGTGCGTCTGAATTTTAGACGGGGCGGCTGACACGCGTGCGTCATTCCCACAGAACCGTCAGAAAAATAGACGGAGTTTGCGGGTTATTTCTACGCCGCGAAGGGATTGTCCGGCGAGCTCGCGCCGGCGACACTCGTGTCCGTGAGGCTGTTCGCCCGGAACCGCGCGGAGCTCGGCCCCCGGGCCGTCAGGATCCCGGTCGCTCGTTCCGGGACACCGCTCGAAGTCGCGACGGTCGACTTTCCGTTCGGGATCGGCCGCGACGGGGCGATGTCGATCCCGACTGTCGCCGCCTGCCGGAACCTGATCGTCGGCGCCGCCGTGCAAATGGGCGTGTTCGCCTACCGTGAGAACGAGCGCCTACCGCCGGGGCCGCTGTTGACCCAGCCGGATCCCGACACGATCTGGCCGGCGACGCTCGGCGGCACCTTGGACGATCTGCTGTTCTACGGCCGCGCCTACTGGCTCGTGCTCGCGTTCGACGGCGCCAGTTCCGAACAGAACCCGGAAGGGTTCCCGATCCGGGCGCGCTGGATCCCCTACGGGGAAGTGACGCCGAACGTCGAGCAATCCCGCGGCGCCTACTCGCGCCTGAACAGCTACACGATCGAGGGACGGGAGGTTCCACCGCGAATGGTCATCCGGTTCGATTCGTCGCTCCCGGGCGTGCTCGCGTTCGGCGGCGCGACGCTCGCCGCCGTGCTCGATCAGGAAGCGGCGGCGCGACGGTTCGCGTCCGTCGAGCTCCCGGCCGGCGTGCTCGTGAACGAAGGGACGGAGCTCGGCCCGGACGAGGCGCGCGAACAGGTCGACGCGTTCCAGTCGGCCCGTCAGACGAACGCGGTCGCGTTCCTGCAGGGCGTCAAATACGAACGCACGGACGTGTCGGCCGCGGATCTGCAGCTCGTCGAGGGTCGCGCCCGCGCCGACACGGACTGTGCCCGCCTGTTCAACGTGCCCGTGACGCTGATCGACGGTTCGCCGACGGGCGGCGCGTCGGCGATGCTCTACGCGAACCTCGGCTCGAATCAGGCGCTGTTCGTGTCGAGCGCCGTCGCCCCGCACCTACGCACGATCGAGTCGACCTTGTCCCTGCCGGCGGTCACGCCGCGCGGTCAGCGGGTCGCGTTCGACGTGCAGACGTTCCTGCGTTCCGATCCGGCAGGGCTCGCCGACTATGTGACCGCGCTCTATTCGGCTGATCTGATCAGCCGCGACGAGGGACGCTCGATCCTGGGGATCCCGTCCGAAACCTCGTCCACGTCGAACCTCGAACCCGGGAGAGTGTGAACATGATCCGTCTAACCGTCGACGTCGCCGCGACCGACACCGCCCGCCGGCTGATCGAGGGAACCGCCGTCCCGTACGGCGAGCTCGCCGAAATCGGCTTTTCCACCTATCGGTTCGCGCCGGGTTCGATCAAGCGCGCCCGGAACGCGACCCCGCTCCTGCTCGGCCACGATGCGAACCAGCCCGTCGGGATCGTGTCGGAGCTCGTCGACGGCGAACAGGGCGCGCGTGTGATCGCGCGCGTCGACCGCACCGCCGGCGGCGACGAGGCTCTCGAACAGGCCCGGTCTGGGTCGCGCTCCGGTCTGTCGATCGGGTTCGAGCTCGAGCCCGACGGTTTCACGGAACGCGACGGCGTCGTCGACGTGACCGCCGCCGCGCTCTACGAGGTTTCGCTGGTCGCGATCCCGGCGTTCACCGGAGCGAGCGTCGACCGCGTCGCGGCGGAACACGGCGCCGGCGCCGGCACTGATGACGTGCCGCAGGACTGGGAATCCGGCGCCGGCGCCGCTGATGAGCCGAACCCGGATCAGATCGAGCTCGGCGACGAGCCCGACGACACGGAGGAAAACGCCGGCGACGGCGACGACGAGGGAGGAACCATGAGCGAGGAAACACCCGCCGGCACCGCGGGGATCGACCGGCCGGCCATGCTGTTCGCGGAGCGGAAGCGCCCGCGCGAGCTGAACGCCGGCGAGTTCGTCCGGGCGCTGATCGGCGCCGGGTACGGTGACCGCGAAGCGAAAGCTTTGATTCAGGCGGCGCTCGTCGAGTCGATTTCGACCGATGTGTCCGGGCTACTGCCGCCGCAGTACGAACGCACCGTGATCGGCGAGCGCGACGTCGACCGGCCGCTCTACACCGCGTTCCGCGGGCGACCGTTGCCCGGTGTCGGGCTGAACGTGATCAAACCGAAATGGGGAACCCACACGGCCGGCGCGGAAGCGGCGACGGTCGACGCCGACGCGACGTCCACGAAGGTCACGCTGACCACCCAGACGGCGACGGTCAAGCGCTGGGACTGGGCAGGGGCGATCCCCTGGGTCGTCGTACAGCGCTCCGATCCTTCCGTGATCGACGAGATCTACGCCGACGCCGTGCAGGGGTTCTATCTGTACGTCGAAGGGAAAATCGGCGGTCAGTTGCTCGCCGCCGCGACCGGCACGTCGACGACGATCGGCGCCGCGCTCGCGGAGTTCTACATCGCGACCGGCAATCAGCGCACCGCCGAAGTCATCGTGATGGCACCGGACGTCTGGGGGAAGTTCGCCGACAAGAGCGCGCTTTCCTCGTCGATCGTCGTCGGCCCCGTTTCCGGCGACGGCGGTTTCTCGGCGTCGCTCGCCGGGATCCCGGTCGTCGTGTCCGGCACGATCACCGCGGCGCACACGATCCTCGCGACCCGCCGCGCGGTCGACGCCCGGGTCACGGAACCCGTCCGGCTGACCGCGAACGCGATCGGCGCGCTGAACGTCGAGCTCGCCTGCGTCGGCGAAGGACTGTTCGACACCGACTATCCCGGCGAGCTGCTGCAGTTCGCGACGCTGCTGCCGGCCGTGGCGGAAACGTCGGGTAAGGCTAAGTAACCGTGACCCAGCCGACGCCGTGGCTGACACCGGAGGAAGTCGCGCTCTATCTCGACGTCCCCTATCCGGATCCGACGGGCCGGGTCGACGGCTCGACGAACGCGGTGATCGCGCTCGTCGAGCGCCGCCGATCCGATCTGTTCACGGGCGGCGATTCGACCGCGGTTCCGCCCGTCCCGGCCGTGTTCGTTCCGGGCGACGACGTCCACGAAGGGGCGAAGCTCTGGGCGGCGCAAATGTTCCAGACCCGAAACGCCCCGTCCGGCTATGCAGGCTACGGCGACGAAGCGACCCTGTTCGACGCGCTCGGCGCCCGCCGCGCGGAAATCCTCCGTCTGGTCGGCTGGCGCCGGCCGGTGATCGTATGAGCACGCTCAGCCAGACGTCCGGGGCGCTCGCCGCCCGGGTCGCGACCCTGAACGAGCTCGCCGCGGCCGGGATCGACGCGACCGGCGACGCCGGCGCCGCCGCACCCGGCGTGATGACCGTGCTCGTCGGGCTACCGTCCCTGCTCGGACGCGGTCAAGCATCGACCGCGTACAGCGTCCCGGTCACGGTCATATCCGGCGATCCCCTGAACACCGATCACGCGGTCGAACGGCTGTACGCGCTCGCCGACGACGTCGCGTTCGCGCTCCGGATCGCGGAGTACCGTCCCGGTTCGTTCACGGGCGGCGTCAACGCCGAACCGCTGCCGGCGATCGAGCTCGCCGCAAACGTGACCCTCGCACACACGAACGGAGGATGAAATGACCCAGCCGCCCCCGCAGCTCGTCGACTCCCGGCTGGGGCCGGGAACCCTCACGATCGGCACGATCGGCCGCGAATTCCAGATCGCGAACGTCGCGCTCGAACCCGACATCACCGACGAGGACGGGACGCCGACGCTCGCCCAGCCGAAACCCGCCCCGCTCGCGACGATCGCCTGGAACCTGACCGGGACGGCCGTGCAGGATTTCGGCGCCGGCGCCGCATCGTTCCTCAACTATCTGATGGATAACGCGCTCGACGAAGTCCCGTTTTCCTGGGCGCCGAACCAACAGGTCGCAGGGCTGACTTACACCGGAACCGTGCAGCTCCGTCCGGCGACGATCGGCGGCGACGCCGGCGTGCAGATCACGTCGGATTTCGAGCTGCCGGTGATCGGCCAACCTGCCCGCACGGATCCCACGGAACTGGCGGCGAGCACCCGTAAGGGGAAGTAAATGGCCTACGGCGGGTTCACCGGTACGATCTACTACAAGGACGGCCGGCAACAGCAGGTATCCGGCGGCGCCGCCGCCCTGACCGCCTGGGAGGAATACGCGCACCGAAACGGCTGGTCGCTCGATCCTGAGCAGTACCCGCGGATGCTTTCCCAGCTTGTGATCGCGCACCGGCTCGCCGCCGTCGACGAAGGGTTCGAGGTTTGGCGGGAAACCGTCGATTTCGCCGATATCGACGCGACCGATGCGATCCCCCCTACCCAGACGGTTCGTTCAGTCGCCTCGTGATCGAGCTCGCGGTGCTCCTGCGCTGCCCGGTCGCGGAGGTTCGCGAGCTCGCCGACGCGGAGCTCGCGACGCTGCTCGACGTGCTCGACGAACAGGCGCGCCGGCATGGCTAGGCGAGCCTCGTTCACGGTCGAACAGGAAGGGCTGACGGAAACGATCCGGGCATTCAACAAACTGGAACGCGAGCTCGAACGGCCCGCCGCGAACCGGGAGCTCCGCGGCGCCGCCGGCGACTGTTCCCGGGTGCTCGTCGGCGAGCTCGTCGCCGCCGCCGAACGTTCCGGCGTGCCGGTCGC